TTTGTCCCAAACATTTCCTTCATAATCCTTTCCGTCTGAGGTCTTAACACTATCGTTGGTGTAAAAGTCCATTCCCTTACGAGGATAAGAACCTGTAGGGCATTGTACTGTGTACCACACACGTTTAGGTTGTTGGAGAACCTCTGAGTATACACAAGAGTATATTGGGGTCTTGATTAGAACGCTATCTCTCTGGGCAAATAACTGACCAGACAAAAGAACAACTAGAGTTAATAATAAGTTTTTCATAAGATAAATCCAAGGATTGCTAGGATAGACATACCTACAAAACCATACTTGTAAAGCTTCATCTCTGCATCCTTACGGTCAATGGTTCTATTAAGGTCATAGACTTCTTTTTTAGACACCTCAATCATCTGTTGATAACTAGGTACAATAGAGTCTTTGTAGAGACTGATTTGCTGACTGTCCAGGTGGATAACAGTCTTAAGAACAACTACACGTTCTCTTGCTTTGATTCCCTTAAGGAATTCGTTATTCAACTCCTTTAGCGGTAAGCTGTCTAGAGATTGTGAGTAGATACTTGGTGCCGTCAATGTCAGGCATAGTATCAAGAGCAATCTGAATAGTGTCATACTTGAGGTTGATTTTTTCATAGTAACTAAATTGTTCATGTTTAAGTGTAGATAACGAATCCACTCTGCTGAGAAAAGTCTCGTTACGTTTTTCCATTGAGTCCATGTAAGCCATAAACTTTTCTTCGTTTCCGCTATTTAGGGACTGCCTTTCCCATAACAAGAAGGCTACTGTTATTAGCAGTAGCCCTATTATGATAGCTTCAATTTTGTTTTTCATTTACTTTGTGTTGGTCTATTTTATCTAAGATTAACTGCAGCAGTTCGTTCTTAATGAGTCCTGCTCTGGCTGCGTTCTTTAGTGCACTGGTAAGCTGAAAGAGAATAAAGGGAGCACAAATAGTCTCACTTAGCCAGAAAGTGCCCTCAAAGCCCTTCTCAATCATTAAGATACCTGTAAGCATAAATACCCACACCATCAAAGTTTTAAGCACGCTAAGAGCCTTATGCGTCTTAAAACCTTCCATCTTAGTTCCTGCCCATACCCCAAAGAATCCATCTATAAACACAACAGCAACTACAGCTAAGTACTGTTCAGCGTTATCTGCTCCTAAATCAAAGAAGTAAGTTCCCAGAAAAGCTAAGATAGTTGTACTTGTATATAAGAGGAAAGAGGTCTTCATTATTCAGTAGTGGTAATAGGCGGGTATGTAGTATTAAATACAGTTTTCAGTTCTGTTATCCAAGCTTGTTCATCTGTGGTTTGATATAATTCAGGTTGACCACTTGTCATTTGTTGATCTGGATCAACATAACCATAACTAAAAATACTCGTATCAGTATAAGTGATAAAGTATGTTCTCTGTGTTGGGAATTTTATCTCACTCATTATATACCTCCGTCTGTTATTGTCCAGTTGTTAGGTGCAAAATCCAAAATGTTTTTACCTGCTTGACCTGCCTCAGTGTACTTTATGCTTCCAAAAGTAATATTCAAGTTAGGTTGTACAGGTCGTGAACTCCACCCATTGTAAATACTATTAAGATTTGCGGCTGAATAGTTGGCAGGTGATCTAGTGGCCATAAAATTTAAAAAATTAGTAACATTTGATACGTTCCACGCTCCAATATCTTGATTGAAACCCGTATTACCATTAAACATTTCTCTCATATCTGTAACACTTGATGTGTTCCAAACACCAATCGGTCTGTTAAATATAGGATTGGCTTGAAACATTTGACCCATACTCGTGACGCTTGATGTATCCCAAATTTCAATAGGTCTATTAAATGCATTTGCACTATTAAAAACCCCAAACATACCTTGAATGTTTGAAGTATCCCAATTTTCAATAGGTTGATTAAAAATTTGGTTTGCTCGAAACATTATAGAAATATCTATTACATTTGACATATCCCAAGCAGTATAGGTATTACCATTAACCGTTACTACTTTAGTAGATATGTTTTGGTTAAAACTACACCAATCAAACATGTATGACATATCTGTAACACTTGAAGTATTCCAATCTCCAATATAGCTATTAAAAATGTTTCTTGTACCTCCCAAAACTCCTTGAAACATACCTCGCATATTTTGAACTTGTGATACATTCCAATTGCCAATCTGACCGTTAAAATTAGGACATTCTCTAAAATATTCTCTTAAACTTGTGGCCGTAATCAAAGGGGCATCCGTTGCACTTGCGGTTAAATTAGTACATCCATAAAATCCAAAATCCGTACTAATATTTAATCCACTCCAGTTAATAATATCAAGTATTTTTAATCTATCACCACCCTTATTAAACTGCCATCCTCTAAGTACTCCAGTAATTTTAATATCGTATACACCTGCAGTAGCGTAGGTATGTGTTACTTCTGCTTGGTTCCAGGTAGTAATAGTACTAGAAGTTCCATCTCCCCAATCTACTACAGCGTTTAGTGTTCCTGAAGAAACTAAGGGTAACTTAAACTGCGTACTTGTACTACTACCTGCTGAGGTATTGTTCGTATTTATAGTAAAACGAAAAGGAAGTCGAGTGAATCCTCCTCCCCTTATGTCAATACCAATGCCAATCATTACTTATAGGCAATTACACTACCGCTAGTGGTAGTAAAGTCTGTAATAAATCCAGCTTCTGCAGAAAGAAAAGCACCTTGCTTGAAGGTTACTCCTGACATTCCATTAGCAGATAGTAAAGAAATACCGTTAACCTTAAATTCAGTAAATACTGTGTCTTCTTGTACTACTAAAGCACTGTATCTTACAGTAGTTACAGTTTCTATTCCGTGGCGTTTAAAGCCTCCAGAACCTACAGCTAAACCTGAGTTAGAAGCAATCATCCTAAGACGACGTGCTTGTTCGTTTGATTGTTGTGATGCATCCATTTTGTTTCGTTATTAAAACCGACTTGCGTCCGATATTACAAAGTTATGTTTATTTAGAAATAAATCAAGATTATTTACGATCAATAGTGCCGTACTCGTCTTTCAAATCTTCCTCTTGTTCCTTACCATCTTGAATTACTTTTTGCAACTTATCAATCTTCTCCTCCAGAACAGCTTTGGTATCCAAGTCATCTACGTATCTTATCTCTTGCTCAATGGCTTTGATTTCTTTCTTGGCGCCATCAACACCTTTGCGTGCAGAACGTAAGTCACCTTTGTAGGAAGGAATAAACCACTTAGGGTTAGAGTATTCGTATCTACGATACATGAATTCTTGTCCTCCGTAAAGATAGTTTACTGAGTTGTTAATTGCCCATAGTCTGTTTAGTCTAGCGACTACTTCAGGTTGTCCGTCTAGGAAAGGATCTCTTTGGTAACGTTTAGGATTAAGTACTCTTCCTGCTCTACTACGAGGCACATAGTCAGCAAACATATCTACATCACCCAAAGGACTGTACTCGTAAAGAGTTTTCATTATGTCAGTCACACTTCTAAAAGGCATTAGTATGTTCTTATTGAAGTAGTAAGTGAAGAAGTCTTTACCGTCTACGTTGTTTACAACACGAGAGTAGTAGATAGATGCGGAACCTGCAAGAGGATGCAAAGAACTCAACTCATCCTCTAAGTAAAGAAGATTATAAAGCATGAAGTAATCAACTAAGTTATCTTGGTCATCATCGTCGTCTGAGTACAAAGCACTTGCTACAATAGTAGACAACAACATTGCAACTGCAATTGACATAGTATCTAAACCTGCTGCTACTAACTCATCTTTTTCTCTTTCGGATAAAAGCTTACCAGTAGTTGCAAAATTACCTCTGGTGTTAAACAACATCTTAGCTGCATGGTAGACAGTAATGTACATACCTTGGAACTCCATACCGGCACTGTATGCCATTCTACGAGAACCAAACCTTGACAACCACTGACCTGCAAGCCAACCTTTCATGTACATAACTACTCGACCCATATTGTATCGAGAGTATTCACCTTTATCCATAGCACCATAGTTACCATGAATTAATGAGTTAACTGTGTTTAATCTATTACGATAGTACTGTTCCTGAGAAGCCAACTCATTCATGTCGGCAATATCATCTCTTGGTACAAGCATGTTACCTTCTACGGTATATGCATCCAGGATAGGAACAAAGCTTCCATTGTTAAGCTTCACTAGGTGTTGCTTAGACATAGCCTCTGCCACAGCACTACGCATTTCAAATTCACCAAACTCTCTAAAGAAAGTCAAGTGCTTGATTGGATTGTACTTTGCAGATTTATCTAAGTTTGTTATGAATAACTGTTTGCCTGCCTCAGACAAAGTATCTGAAGGCATAACACTAAAGTATTTCATCTTAGCAATGTAAGGAGTGTTCTTACCTTCTTCTATTTGAGAGGTAAGCAAGTTCCAATACTGGCCGGCATTACGAGCCATTGCTGCGTGGATTTCTTTCTTGTCTAATCCGAATCTTCCAAGTTGGTTATAGATGTTAAGCGTACCGGCTTGAAAGTTCTTAATAGATGAAGGTAAGTTTAAAGACAAAGCCATGCTTGCACCTAGTCCCAAGGTCTTGTCTGCAACGTATCCAATAACTCTAAGAGCAGCTACGTCAGTCATTGCTACCTTACCCTGACCATTAATCTTACGTTCTAGTAGATTGTTTACTACTTTAGCAGTAACAGTACCTGGCAAGTTCTTATTAATCAAATCTCTTGCACCTAGGATGTATGGCAAGTTGCTGTATAGGTTTTTGAATCGGATAGAGTCGGAACCAAACTGAGTAATAGAGTCAAAGAAGTTTACAGTCATTTGATCAGCATCGATAGGCGTTACGTACTTTAAGTGTAATCTATCTTTATACTGATTTACTTTAGAGCTTCCTTTTCTACCAAGCAAGGTATCCCCCCCGTTAGACAAATCATCGTCATTACGTCCGAACATAGAGTCTACGGTATTCTGCCAAACACTCTTTGTTTCATCCCAGATGCCTTTGAATGACTTGTCACCAAAAGATTCTAGACCTGACTTACGAACAGATGGTAGTTCTAATCCCTTACGGAGATTTCTTGGCAAACCCTTTTGCTGAACTTCATACAAAGCAGTTATTCTATCCAAGATACTCTTCTCTGTATCGTCAAGAGAGTCATAACCAGAATTAGAGTAAGTACTGTTAGCCTTTAACAAAACTCGTTTAGAGTTACGAGATTCTTTTACAGCCGGGTTAATGTACTTAGGTCTGCCTGTAACAGGATCTTTCTCATCATTAACTGTAGTTGTGTACCAACGGAAAGAAGGTTCTGTTTCAGAAATGTATGCTGGATTCTTCGGCAAGGTTACCATCCAATGGAACAATGGTTCATTGATAAAGCTACGAGAGGTATAATCGTATACCTTTCTGTGATTCATCTTATACCAATCTCCCTTACGGAGGGCAATCATTATCTTCTTATTGGCTTCAGATTCAGTTAAACCTACAAATGCTTGTGAGTTCTTAGCCAGTACTTCCTGACGAGCTACACTGAATTGAGCTTTCAAAGTTTTATCATAGTCCTCTGTGGTAGTACGCTCTTGCATGGCGCCAAGCATAGAATACAGTTGAACCAAAGCATCTTTATCTTCCCTTGCGACTTGCTCTCCTTCAGAGAGTTCTTGACGAATGTCTTCAATCTCTGACTGAAGTTGCCTTACCCTAGTTGGGATGTTAACTTTAACTGTTGCTCCGGTTTCATCTATGTATTCCTGTAACTCAGTGATTACTTTAGAACCTTCGTACTCACCATTTACATTCTTATAAGGTTTAAGCAAAGAGAATAGTTCTTTGTACACATCGGATACAGTACGTCCATTAACATCTTGCTTGTATTTAGATTGGATAGCGGCAATTGCATCTATAATCTCAGCACGTTCCTCATAGAACTCTGGAGAGATTCTCTTAACTACGTTGGCTTTCTTAAATGACTCTAGGTCTTTAACAGCCTTATCGTATTTAGCTTGAGATACAATTACTTGTTGTGCGTCTCCTTCGAGTTTGGCATTCTCTAAATCAGAAAAAGTTTGTTTGACGTTTTCCTTGACAATGTTGTATCGTTCTTGGAAGATTAATTTGTTCTTAGGAGTTACCTCATACTTAATCAAGTTAGCAGCAGAACGTTCTTGCTTCCACTCACGGATACTACGAGCAATTTGTAAATCTTCTTCAGACTTAATCACACCGTATTCATCAGTTTCTTGCTCAAGAGCATCTAGCTGGGCTTTTAAGTCATCCAACTTATCCAAGTCTTCTTCTGAGTTCTCTCCTTGATTAGGACTCAACTGAATCTTACGCATCTTGTCTATGATGTCATCTCTTCTTGCTTTAGCAACAGGTGATAACAAAGACTGAATACGGTGGTACTCGTCTGTATAATAACTCTCCAAGTGTTTCTCTTCAAAGTCAGTCAAGTCAGTGATGAGATTTTCAAGTTCAAGTTCTTGTTGAGGAGTACGGTTCTTAATATTTTCTAGTTTAAGGATGTTAACCTTCTTACGATTCCAATCATTGGTGTAAGAAACTTCATCCATCCTACTTTGGAGTACAAGGGTTTCACGTTCTACGAGATTTCCGTTCTTTATCTCAAGAACAGTTACTCTTTTCAGGAACCGGCTAAATACTTTATTGAAGTCAAGTCCGGTATTAGCATTGATTCCTTTAGAACTTAAGTGTGCAGAAAGTTCGTCAGCCAAGACTTTCATCTGGCCTTGGAACTGCATAGCTTCTTGAGTAGACTTTGACCAAAGATTATTAATCAATGAGTCTAGAGTTCCGCTTACAAGGTTACCTGAGATAGCAGCAGACTCAAACATAGCTCCTACGTGAGATGCAAGTTTACCTGTACTTGATTTAGCTTCTACATCTAACGTACCAAGTAATGCTTTCTCAAGGTTCTCAGGAGTAGCCAAGATAGAAAGACGCTCTTTCTCTTCTTTAATCTTAGCATTAAGTAAACGTTTGGTTCTATCAGTAGTAGACATAACCAGCTCATCCTGGAGACGTTGAATGTTTTCTTCGAGTCCTTTACGAATAGCTTTTGTTTGTGGGAACATTTCCTCAGCAAGTCTACCTGCTACAGCTTTTGCTGCTTGAGTGTTAAGCGTACCAATAATACTATCTGAGATTGCATTGATGTTATTCATGTACTTTGCAATCACAGTGTTAGCGGGCGGTATTTGCCCGTTAGGATACATAGTATCTCTAAACTGAGTTATGTAGTCCTTAAAGAACTCTCCCATCTTAGCAGCGTGGTAAGAACGAGAGTATAAATCTCTAGGACTAAGCGTCTTGTTTCTTTGTGCATCTGATAGGTTAGCTTGTACGCCTCTAAGAAACATAGTAGTTTCGTATAGGTGAGCAACCAAACTCTCAAATGACTTCTGCAAATCAGTTACTGGGATGTCAGTAAGGTCAATATTATTTAAAGTCTCACGGGCTTCTTCAAGGCTAAACGCATTGATTCCGTTTTGACGAGCATTCTGTAGTACGGTATTCCAATTGACTGAGTCACTCTCTAAGAACTCACGTAGTCTTTCGTAAAAGATTTCTACCTCACGACCTGATACTCCCGGCATACTTTCCAAAAACTGTTTGTAGTTCTTGCTGTTACCTTCAGAGTTGAAAGCCTGGTTACCTGTGTAAACCAAAGAGGTGTTTAACTGTTGATTGTTAAGAATAGTCTCAAACATATTCTCAATCAAGTCTTGTACGTAATCCTCAGATACTTGTTTGTTGTACTTAGCAAAGTAGGTTCCAAGTAACTTCTTGAAAAAGTTAATTATAGATTGAAACGTACTACCGTGTACTTCTGGAGCTGCTTCCTCTAAACTAGCCCTAAAGGTAGGATTAGTCAGAAACTCAGAAACAAACTCATGCTGATCTCTTAGACCATAAAAATCACCTATAGGTTCTACGTCACTGTACTTTTGTTTGTAGTACGCCCATATTCTACCAATCTCAGAAACAAATACTTTCTCCGCAGTGGTCTGAGGGTTTTCTAAGGTAGAAGCAATAACTGCGTGTATTGTTTCGTGAATCAACAAACGCTTAAAGTCCTCGTCATTTAGATTGTGAGCAGGGTATAAATAAATACTAATGGTGTTTGTTTTCAGATCATACACACCTGCAGGAAAAGTAACTTCTCCGGCTTCTTTAGATATAGCTAAGTCGTAACTTAAGTTTAATTTGATAGACGGGTTTAAGTCAAGTACACCAAGCAAAGTGTTTAACAAATCTCTTTCATACTGCGTAGTTGTATCATCGTTAAGAATCTTACGCATAGTGTTGTAGATGCTAGGATTGCCTAAATCTAAATACTTAGACATCTTATCCACTAGGCGAGTCTTTCCTAAGGCAGCGTAGTAAGAATCAATCTGTTTGAACAAAGCATTGTTTGTTACTAACATATTCTCTTCAGACTCTTCCATAGGATACACACGGTAAGTCTGTTCTTCTATTGGAGCATCAGGATTAGTTACCTCGTACTCAAGAGCAATGTTCAAATCATTGGCACCTTGAATAATTCTGTGTAACTGATTAATGTTTAGCTTAGTATCTATTGATAAGTTCTTACTGTCGTAAAAATTCTGTACTTTGGATACGTAACTAATTAATCCAGGAGAAGTATTTGCTTTGGTTAAAGCTAGTAATTCTTCTATGCTTGGTTCAATGAAAGGACTCTCAGTTCTATTTTTACCCCAAGACTTAACTCCGTTACTTACTATGTAAGAAAAGCCCTTATCAAGAATAGATTGTACCTGTTCCTTAGGTACACCGTATTGGTTCAAGACATAACCCAAAAGAGAGTGATGCTCTTTCCCTGTTACAGGATTATGAAAATCTAATGTGCAATGTCTAGCCATGTTATTTACAAATATAATCTATTAACAAGTACTTGTAAAGTCAAATCCTGGGTTCTGGTCTCTCATCTGTTGTTGGATGTTAGCAACAATAAAGTTTAATTTTTCCTCAGATGCTTGTGGCATAAGTTCTCTTAACCTAGCTGGAGTGACCTCACTATACTTTAACTTAATCTCGTTATTACTTTTATCTATCATACCCGTATCGTACATAGGTTCTTCTACAACAGCAGGTGTCTTTAACTTAAGACCGGTATCTTCCAAGTCCATAGAACCATCATCTTCAATAGCAATGAATGGACCTGAGAACTCTTCTCCTCCTTGTTTATTGAGGTAGTCTAGGTAAGCTTGATCATCAAGTGATGTGTCTGGCATATCTTCCTCTGTCATAGCCTGTGCTTTGTCTGCCTGCATTTGTTCCCAAATAGGAGTCAACTCAGCCTCTACGTTGTTGTAAGCATTGATTAGGGACTTGATGTAGTTACCGGGACTAGTTGTGCTTGTACGCCACTCGTAACCCATGCCTTTGTAGATACTCATCTCAAGCAGGGCAACACCGCCTAAGTCAGAGATAAGACCAAACATACGTGGATACTGACGGAAACGCTCGGTCAAAATGCTAGTCATTAACTCACTCAAGATAGAAGCGTTCTCCCTACGTCCCTCAATAATGAAAGGAAGTTTGTTGGCGTTAAACGCAGCCATAACATCTGAGTACTCTTTACCTTCGAACTTGACAGGAAACTTAGACTTAAGCTTAGCCTCAGTAGTGTTAGGTACAAGCATTGCAGCAATCCCTTTGGCTTTAGGAGTTATAACTATACCTTTAGCTACAGACTCTCTCAAGTAATCAGGGAAATACTTTAATCGGTTAAGTGATTTACTGGCAGGTGAGAAGGCTTGCTTAGCATGTATCTTCATTACCTGATTCAAGAAAGACAAGAAGTTAATACGACCTTGTTTAGACTCTGCCTTTTGTTCGTCGGTAAATTCAGACTCGTCCGCAAACAACTTGCCTTTAATATCTCTAAGTTCTTCTACAGCTCCCCACAAAGACTCCAAGGAGTTTACAGGAAGATAAGGTTGGATACTACGGAACTTAATGGCAAAACCTTGTCCGAGTATTGTAGCATTTGCTACGTCCTGGAAGAACTGTCTTACAGATTCGTTCAAGTCAATTGTTTGGCCGTTAACCTCAATAGATTGAGAGTAGTTATAGTTTAAGCCATCTTCAAATGATTTCTGAATAGCATCGACAGTAACAGGATCACGCTCGTTAGTCTGCATCGCTATATAGAACTTGTTAGTTCCTTCTACGTCTTGCTTTCTAAAATTCTTTAAGAATAGATTCCTACGTGCAAAAGAAGCAAGGTTAGTATCGTACTTTGCAAACTGCTTGAACAGTTTATTGTATTGACTTGCCAAGTTACCTTGAGCACCCTTAGTCAAGTATTTAGACTTAGGTCCGTACTCTTGGTAGTAATCTACGCCACTCAGTTCAGTAAACTTCTGAATGAATGCATGCATAACAGCACTATTCAAGTTGTTTACTTCAGTTACAGTAGTGTCCGGATCCCAGAACTTACCATACTGATCAATGTAAAGATTCAAGAACTCTTGATACTCTTTGCTTCCTATTACATCAAACACTTGCGTACCGATAGTAATAGCATCTTCCGTTACGTTAAACGGAGACACTACGCTACTTGAAACAATCTTATCTAATGCTTCTTTGTTAAAGAAGTTTTGTGCCTCACGCAATGCAGGTGCTACTTTATGGAAGTCATTCAAGTTACGGTAAGAAGCTGTGTTAAAGTCAATAACTGAAGTCAAGTTAAGCAAGTTTTCGTTCTGCTCTTCAATCAAAGCATACTGAGTTAAGAATGCTAACTGAGCAATAGCCTTAACACGGTTGTCACCTTCGTCAATAGTACTGAGCAATAAATCATAACTATTTCTAGAGGTATCGGTAGTTGGTGTATAATTTTCTTCATTGAAGTTTTTGATATGCTTATTAAACAAGTCATCAGACATCATCTCTCTAATGGTTTTACGAATAGAGAGTTTACCATTATCGTACTGAAGATAACTCTTTAAGCCAACAGCAGTCAAACCTTCTTTAAGGTAGTCGCCCATACGCTTACCAGAAAAACCTAACTGTCTAGCAGTTTGATTGAGGTTTCTGTTCTTTAAGTAGTGGTGAACAATAGGTTGGTTAACAAGCAAGATAGCATCCTCGATAGGCATACCGTTGAGTACCATCTGAAGAATAGTAGCAGTTCTTGCTTTGTCTGCGTTGAAGTAGTTAATCCAGTCTTCTTTCTCGATGTCAACGTGTCCATTGATGAACTCGTTAATAATATCTGAGATTAAGTATTTATTCTCGCCTTCCCTGTATGGGTTATTAGCCTCATATAAACCACCAAGTACAATACCATTGGCATCTTTGTTGGTACGCATCAAGAAGTTGTTCAAGAAGAACTCTTCAGTGTAACGCAAACCTACTTGCTGGTAGAGTTTATGCAAAGCGTTTGTCTTAGCATCAATACCCAAAGATTTTTTACCGGTAGCATTCTCTCTAAAGATCTGCAGAGATACACTAGGAGTAAACATCCTAGATGATTTAATCTTACCGGTACCCATACGGTACTTATCATCGTAGTACCTAGCCAATCCTTTCAAAATAGGAGAGTCAGTAGGCTTCAAGAAAGTACTCATCACAGATGGCTCAGAAAGAACATCAGAGATAGCAGCAATTACTTCGTTAGAGGAACCTGATTTAATTCTTCCAGGTGAGTACTTCTCATACTTCTGGTAGATTTTCTTAAGATTACTAATAGTCTTAGTTAACTCAATGATTTCAGGGTCTTGCGTTTGCGCTGCCAATGCTTGCTCCAATACGATTGCTTGGGTAAGTGCATTGTCCATGATGGCTGACTCTTCCTTGTCTGTCTTCTTAGACTTGGAAACCTTAAACACCATGTTGTTATTCGCAATAAACGAACTCATTACATCTTGAATGGTTTTATCAGCAGAGAACCTGTCGATAAATTCTTTCTTCTTGTTCTTGAGTACGTTGATAGCTCTAGATAATTCTACTTTGCTCTCTTGTCTGAATTTAATAAACTCATAAACAGCAGCAGGATTAGCTTGGAACTCTTTGTTAGTTAGGATAAGATTGCCCTCGTCGTCCATCTCTGGCTCGTACATGAACAACTTATCTATATCAAAATCCGATCCTGACTTGGTTACAATCGAGGGAGGCACAATGATAATCGGACCGGCCTTCTCAGGTAAGAACTCACGTACACGCAAAAACTCCATAGAGTTCAAAGCCTGTACAGGAATACGAACACCTACGATAGTAATCTTTGCAGAGTTTTGCTCTACCCAATTATCGTCCATCAAGGCTTCATTCAATCTATCTAGAGTTCCTATTACTTCTCCGTTGTAAGACAAGTTAAGTAAAGGAGCATGCTTCTTAGGATTAAAGGCAAGCTTAATATCTGCCGGTTGATGTTTACCATTAACTATGCGACCATAGTCACGCAAACCACCTACACCGTATTTTGCTACATCAGCATCTGTTGGCTTGGTGTATCTAGTGTTGGTCTTATTGAAACCACTAGAAGCCAACTGAATGTATGCCTCACCAAACATCTTAGGACGAACTACACGCTTGCTCAATGCACTAGAGAGTACACTTTCAAACAATGCACGTTGTGGAGCTACGTCCAATGAGAATACAAAACGGTTATTCTCTACCAACAGATAGTCATAAACTGCCTGTGGAATATCTTTTTTATCAAATTCAGAAGTAATCCAGTCAGCAAACATCTCTGTATCAAAGCTGACAAGTTTACCGTCTTTCATTTCTGCACCAATCCTCGTATAGATTTTGGCTTTCTCTGCTTCAACAACTACATTCAAGTTATTGATAAATGCTTGTCTTGCTCTCTCTATCTTTTGACCGATAACAGAATTACCTGCATACTCACCGGCTAGTTGACCATCCTCATAGAAGTTAGAGAATAAAATCTTAACCAACTGAGTAGACAAGGTAGCCTCGTTCTTATACTTAGGAGCGATGTACTGCTGTCTTCTAAGACCTTCTATCGGGAACTCAACTATGCTTTCTTTTGTAATAGGGTTGATAGCACGTACTTCTTTCTCTACACCGTAAGCATCAACTACAGTTTCTTTTCTGTAGAAGTCAATAGAATCTGCAGGTAAAGACATCTTGCTACCTGAATCAAACGTAGCAAAGTCAACTCCACTCTTAAACATATCCAATGCTCTTTCCTCTAAGTCTGTTTCAAATACAACTGACGGACTCATAGGGAACACAGAGTACTTACCAAGTGTTACATAGTTTGTGTTGTTGGTAGGAGAACCCCAGTAACCTAATTTCAAAGAAGTCAAGATACCCATATCAGTTTGAGCAATCAAGTCTTTGATCTCTTGGTAGGTTGTAGGGTCATTGGTTTGACGATACGCAAGTATCTTCTCCATAACTTTAACCTCATGCTTGTATGCTTTTTCTAGTTTTGGTCCCCACTCACCAATAGAGTGTAGGTAGAAACGCATAAAGTCAAGGTTCATATATGCCTGGGCATCAGACTCTTTCTTTTGGTTAAGTACTGCAGCAATATTATCTCCAAGTAAGTCTTCTGCTTTGGCAATGTATTCGTCCATAGGCAACTTACCTTTATCTTCAGTAGATAGATGAGAGGCATAGTTTGTAATTATCTGACGAGCAAAAACAACTCTTTGTTCAGGAGTTTCAAAAGTATTAATGTCTTTGAACTGAACGTAGTTAAATGTAGTGCCGTAGTTTCTTACTGTGTTTGGACTTACTAATGACTCAAGACCTCTACTAAGCTTCTTATTGCCGTTGAAAGTATTTAAGTCTTGGGTATCTATCTTAGGCTGACGGCCCGGAGATATAGATGCACCGATACGCTTGAATACCTCACGCCAGTTATCTTGCTTTAAGTCGTCAGTATTGATGTTAAAGTTAGAAGGATCACCTACAAACAAGTGCATGTACTCAATCTGATGCGTACTGTAGTTTGTGATGTAATCAGCAAGTACTATATCAAGGTTAGGGGTGTCAGGGAATAAAGTTTTAAACCTGTCCTCCAAACTCATACTACTAGAATCTCTGGGATTCTTCTCTATCTGACCTAGGTTAATTGCCTCA